GTTTCCCCTTGACATTTCATTGTAGTGAAGTAGATAAAGAATTTGAGTTAGCACCACCTAACCTAGATGCCGGGGCTTTGCACGTCGATGTTGGATACATCGGATGTAACTAATTATTAACACTCTGTTCGCAATTTCATATATGTCCTATAGTACTATAATGGTGCAAGGACCAACTTGCATCGAATGTCAACCACGAGACGAAAGGACGAAACACATGAAAGTTATCACAAAGTATGTCACTGTGGAAGCGGTCAAGGACAAGCAGGTTTTGACCCTGCTGTTTCCGGACTGGAACAGCAAGAGCGACTGTGTGGAAGTCGTCAAGATGCACGGTATGAAACCGCTCACCTCTGCCACCGGTTCCAAGGGCCTTGAAATGGCCCTTGAGGATATCAATGCCGAAACGCTGAAACGCGAAATTGGCGCAGAGATTCCGCACGATTTCATGCTTGACGGTGACGACTTCACCAGCGAATATAAAGAAGGGAGTGCTTCCAATGACTGACCCTTGCACCTGCACCGGCCCTTGCGCCACGCCTACCAACGTTTCGCACGTCATGCTTTATGAGGATGCCGCCCAGAACATTTACGGCCTTGTCTATGATAATGACGGGAATCTTTTGAACATCGTGGACGGCGTGGGCAAGCTTGACCCCCTGCCCTTCACCGCCTTTGAAGAGGCGGGGCGCCCCGCCGGTACCGCGCGCAGCGTGGGTATCAACGTCTATAAAATGCGCTGGGCCGG